AAGCAAAAGTCAGAAGCAGATCAAAAGTTAGCTACTATGCAATCACAACTTGAAAAAGTACATGTTGATGGTGCGTTGTTAAATGCAGCCGCACAGCATAAAGCAGTTAACCCAGAACATGTTGCTAACTTGCTTAAATCACAGGTTCGTTATAATAATGGAACTGTTGAAGTAGTAGACTCAGAGGGCAATTTGCGTTATGACACTAATACTGCAGAACCAGTTAGTTTGGATCAAGCAGTACAAGAGTTTATGTCGCAAAACGCATACTTCAAAGCAGCACAACCAGCAGGAAGTGGTGCTAGTGGAAATGCAAAACATACAACTTCAAGAGAAGTTAAACTAACCGATCTTGATATGTCCAATCCGGAACACAGAGCAATTTACGCTCAGAAACATAAAATTGGTAATTCAAGAAAGTTTAACAATAGTCAGTAATACTGATTATTGCATTTTTATAAGGAAAAAATAAAATGGCAAACGAAATCGATACAGGTAACTCAGCTGGACAATTATTTGAAAATGTAACACAAGCAGCTCAGTTTACAATGAATGAAAATGCTTTACTAAGAAACTTAGTAACAGTATATGACATGCAAGGAACACCAGGCCTAACAGCTTCAGTTCCAGTATGGCCGAAAGCGGCAGCAATGACAGCTTTATCAGCTGGTGCTGACCTTTCAAATGAAGATATCGCAGCAACAGCAGTAGATATTACAGCCGCAGAATATGGTTCAATGACAACTATCCAAGATATTGTTATGGAATCTTCACCTTTAGCAGTAGCACAAGACGCTGGTGCAGTATTAGGTGGTGGTGTAGCACAAGCTATGGACGAAGTTATTGTTGACCTATTCACAGGTGCTTCAGTAGACACTGGTCCAGGAGCAGGCGCAGAACTAACAATTGAACACATCCTAAAAGCGGCAGCAACATTGCGTAATGCAAGTGTGCCAATGCAAGGTCTAGTAGCAGTACTAAACCCATTAGCGGCTTTCAATGTTAAAAAAGCACTATTAAACTCAGGTACTAACCCGAGTGCAAATGATCTAGTTAACACAGCGGCAAGAGATTACTTCTTGGGTCGTGTTGCTGGTATCAATATCTTTGAATCAGCTTCAGTAGATGTAGACGGTTCAGGTGACGCAATTTCAGCAGTATTCCATCCAGCAGCAATTGGTATGGTAATGAAGAGAGATCTTCGTATTGCTACACAGCGTGACGAATCAATCCGTGGCTTTGAAGTTGTTGCTTCAGCAGCCTTTGGTGCAGCAGTTTTAGACAATACTAAAATTGTTAAAATGACTTCAGACGCAACTCTGTAATCAATAATTAAATAGGAGATAGGATATGGCATTCGCAACAAACGCACAACTAGTTGAAGTATTACCAACTATTATAAATCACGGTGTAACTGATTTCACTTCAGATTTAGCTGAAGCAGAAAAAGATGTTAAGCGTTATTTAGAAGTAAACTGGTATAACAAAACATTCAGTGGGGGCTACAATCAAGTAGGCCGTAGCACTGGCAGTGAGTTTGATGCTTCTTTATTGACCGAGGCACAGTGGACTAGAGCCACAGTATTTCGTGCATTAAGTACTCATATCCTACCTTCCCTATCACCATTCGCAGTCGGTGGGGACACTTTTAGAGAAATGATAACATTTTATAAAGCTAGATTTGAAGAAGAGATGGACATGGAAATGGCCCAAGGAATCGAATATGACAGTGATAATGATGGTACAGTCGCTAAAGGTGAAGTACATAGACAACGAGCGGATAGGGTTTATAGATAATGAGTATCCGAGAAGACATCACAGCACACATTGCAAGTCAAATAGGTGCAATCACTGAAGTCAAAACAGTTACTAGAGAACCTAAAGTACTGTCCGAAATAGCAACCACAAGTTACCCACATGTACTAGTGGAAAGTGCTAATGAAAGACGAGAGGACTCTAGTTTTGGTAACGAAATAAGGCGTAAAGCTACAATGGATATTATTATCAATGTTGTAGTGTACAGTAACAACAGAGATCAAAGTCGTAATACTATTATGGAAAAGATTGAAGAGAAACTTGCACTAGATAAAACATTAGGTGGTAATGCTATTAATGCTGATACAAGTGAAATCGTTATTAGAGAAATAGGTGAAACTGCTCCATATGGACAGGCAGCAATAATCTACACAGTTGAATATTACTACACCCGTGGTAATGTTTAACAACTGTTGCACTAAGCAACAGTAGCTATTAGGAGACATTAAAATGGCAGAAACATTAGGCTTAAATGGAGTAGTTCGTTTATCAGACACTGGTACAACACTAAGTGCTACTCACAATATGTTGAATGTAACAGCATTTTCAATTGAAGAAACAAGTGAAACTATTGACACAACATCAATGGGTGACGCTTCAAGAGAAATAGTTGCAACTTTCAAAGGTTTTTCAGGAACCGTTGATGGATATTGGGACATTGATGACGCGGCTATTGGCCACGACGATTCACCAACTGCACCAGTAGTAACTGCAGGCGACAAGATAGACTTTGAAGTTTATCCTGGAGGGTTAGCTGTTGCTAACTTAGCAGTTTACAAAGGTTCAGCAATTGTTACAAGCATATCTAGATCACAAAGTTTTGATGGTGTTACTGAGTATTCAATGACATTTGAAGGAACTGGCGATTTATCATATGATAAGACACCAACACCGTAAGGACTAAAACTATTATGGTACGCTCAGACAATCCAAAAACTATCTTTAAAGATATTGAAAGAGCGTTTGAGCGTACTATTAACGATGTATTTGCAGAGATAAATACAATTGCAAAAACAAAAACCCCTGTCCGTACAGGCTTTGCACAAAGGCAATGGCGTACTGTAGGACAATATAAGTTAGGAGACACTAAGACAGTGATAGACAACAAAGCTACATATATAGGATTACTTGATGGAGAACTTGGTACACCAACCTCTAAACAAGCACCTAAAGGTATTGTTGTTCCTACTTTGAAAAAGGTGTTAAACAGACGGAGAACTATAAGATGAACACTAAAGTAGAAAAGAACAAAGCAGAAAAAAACAGATTGATTGCAAAAGCAACAGCACACTTTGAGACTATACTCGCAGGTGGGCTAAAAGGACCTATTGCAGTTCCTGAATGGGATCAAAATGTTTATTGGAAAACAACTACAACTATGGCTGAAGAAGCTCGTGTTATTGAACTAACACAATCTGGTAAAACAACAGAAGGACTAGTTGTACAACTAATTATTAAAGCATTAGATGAAGATGGCAAACACTTGTTTGACATGGGTGATAAACCTGCACTAATGAATAGAGTAGATCCTGCAATTATCTTGCGTGTAGTAACAAGCATGAATAATGATATTGCTGAAGAGGAAACAAAGTCGGGAAACTAGTAGACCTTCCCGATATTCGATTTCTCTACAAGTTAGCACAAGATCTACATAAAAGTGTTGAAGAAGTATTACAACTTTCAACATTTGAGATTAAAGGCTGGGTCGACTTTTATGTTTGGATGAACGAACAGGAAAAGAAAGCAATGGACTCTGCTAAAAACAAGAAGAGGGGGAGGCGTTAAATGGCTTCAACATATGAATTAATTATTAAGGCAGTTGATCAAACTTCTGCCCCACTTGGCAAAGTAGAGAAAGGCCTAAAGCAAGTAAACACTAGAGCAGTCAAAGTTAATGCTACTGTTAAGAAGATGAACAGTAGTTTTAAAACTATTGGTAAAGCTGGTATGAAAGGCTTAGGCAGTTTAACAAGAGGTCTGCGTAATGTAAGTGTAGCCGCAGTTGCTGGCGCAGGTGCATTTGCTTTTATGGCAAAGAGCACAATGAATACACTAGATACACTGGGTAAGACAGCAACCAAACTAGGTGTAACAACAGAATTCCTATCAAAATATCAAGTAATAGCAAACAGAGCAGGTATATCAACTGAAACCTTTAATATGGGTTTACAGAGATTCTTGCGTAGATTAGGTGAAGCACAAACGGGTAGTGGTGAACTACTGAAACCATTAAAAGCAATGGGTATCAGTATGAAAGACTCAAATGGTAACTTCCGTGAAGGTACAGAAGTATTTGCAGAGTTTATGCGTAAACTGGGTGGAGTAGAAAATAGTACACTTGCACTAAGTTTAGCAATGAAAGGTTTTGACTCAGAAGGTGTTGCAATGATTAACATTGCT